GTCAGGGCACCCCGCGAAGCGGGCTTCGCGGGATGCCCTGGATCGGGACCCGGCCGGAGGTCTGGATAGCGCGCGAGTATCCGATCGCAGAGGAGCGTGAGTCGCATGCGACGCACGATCCGCCGCGTGAATCGGATACTCGAACCAAGGAGCGACGTGCCGACTTTCACTGAAAGTCGGCACCAGCGCGGGATGGCTTTGCCAACTCGACGTCATCTCGCTCCAGGCAGAGAAGCGCACCCGGTCGGCATCGAACTTGAAGAGGAGACCTTGACATGAAGCCTTCCACCGCGCCTGCCACCAACGACACCGGCCGAATCCGCCTTGGCGCTGGGTGGCGATTGCCATCCGCCGACCCGTGCCGCTGAACGAGCAGGGCAATCCGGGCCACCCCGCCGGCTCTGGCGGCGGGGGTGCGCCTGGTCCAAGCACAACACCGAACCGGGAGTAGCTTGCCATGCAGCGCTCGGGCGCGCCCATCGTACACTTCTATCGCCTGATAGATGAAGCGCGTCTGCCGCAGCGGGCGGATCGATCGGCGGGCGGCACGCTGCCCGTGCGTGCGTACCGGTACTGCGAGGCGGTCACGACTGCCGCTGGTTTCGGGTGGTGGATATTCCCGCCGGCCGACATCCAGTTCATCTGGGACGGTCACGATATCTTCTGGCAGTGTGCCGGCTGGGAGGACTGGCAACCGCTGACGCCAGCGGCGCAGTTCCCCGACTTCGCGTCCCGTTTCGATCAAGCCGCCCCCGCGAGCCTGACTGGCTGCTCGCCGCCCTTCCTTTCCGCGCTGCCTGAGCCGGGCACGGTGCAAATCTGGACCGGGCTGATGGCGCGCACTGCATCGGACTGGAGCCTGCTGATCCGAGCACCGGCAAATCTGCCCTCGCCGGGCGGCTACACGATGTACGAGGGCGTAATCGAGAGCGACCGCTGGTTCGGCCCGCTGTTCACCAACCTTCGGTTCACGCGGAGTCATGCGCCGGTAAGGCTCCGGCCGGATTTCCCGCTGGCACAAGTGCAACCCTTACCTCGTCTCGCCTACTCCGATGCGACGCTGGGCGCCACAGCGACCACCGCTGAGATCGCGGGCTTCACTGTGGCCGACTGGGCCGATTACAAGGCTACCATCGCAGATCCGAATGAGAATCCCGATCGAGCCTTCGGCACGTATGCCGTTACGGCGCGTAAGCGGTCTCGCGCCGGCTGCCCGTTGGCGGGTGCGCCGGGCTGACCGCGCGCTTCAGAGCGGCATCAGCCGCATACAGTTGCCCTTTCTGCCGGCGCGGAACACGAAATCGACGACTGGGCCGATGCCCAACAGTCTCGGCCACTTCGCAACAGAACCGAGCTGCCAAAGCTCCTCGACCGCGTCGATCGCACCAAGCAACGCGGGGTCGTCGCCGGTAATCAACAGGACCGGGAGATCGCGGTCATAGGCTGCGACGGTCATCAGCACGTGGCAACCATCCTGACCGGCAGCCTCCATGGCCGCAACCACTGCCATCGGGCGGCGCTGGCTTAACACCGATCGAAGATCATCCTGGGTCGCCAGTCGCTCGACGGCGACATCAAGGCAATCGCAGACCGCGCGAAATGCGGTGGAGAATTCCTCGTCGTCCTCGACCACGACGACCAGTGCCTCGCGGCTCGCGCGACCGAGCCCGGCCCCGCTGCCTTGAGCGGCGGCACACATATTCAGCGGCCTGTCCATATAAGTCATAGCACCCTCGAAGCTGACTGTTGCTGCATGCCAGCTGCGGCACAGTCTGCCCCGGCCAGGGATGCCGTTGAAGTAGTGCAACAGTCAGTTCGGCGTCAATGCGCGCGAGTTTATCGTCAAAGCCAGACCGTGCGCGATCATCCTCGGTGAAGTGCGACATTCCAGCGGCATCGGCCAGATTGAAGCATGCCGTTGATTGCATCGGGCGTGGATGCGACGGCGTTGAAGGTGATGGACAGGTCCTGGTGACCCGGTCCGACGCGGGCCAGCTTGCCGTTGAGGCGGCCGTCGTCAGCCACATCGCCGTGCACCACCGTCGTGCCCTGGAAGGGATCGAAGGCGAAACCGCGGCCGCCAATCGTCATCAGACCTTTCGTCGCGGACCCGCACGAGGTCGCCGCCGGAGTGACTTCGCCGACCCAACGACCTTGCAAACCATACCACGACAGGACCTGGCCCGACTGGAGCCGGTCACTGAGCTGGCTGCGGCAGCCGCAGAGCAAACTCGCGCCAACAATCCAGCAGATGCGCAGGTCAAACAGCCAGTGCGGCCATCCTATGAATTTTTTCCGATTTCTCTTGCCCACTTGCCCCGAATTCGGGTAATCATCCCTATAGGATGGCTCGATGCGCAAGCAGGCCGGCCTCCGGGTCAATCTCCCCTTCGATCGCGGAACGCAATGTTAGGGATCCTGAACTGTACTTCATTCAGGCGTCCTGACCAGTCGACAGGAACTCCGACCACCAATCGATGCCGGGTTCCTCGCAAGATCCGCAAAACCGGCCAAACGGACCGATCCGGGACCTGAAAACCCCGAGCCTTGTGGATTGGGCGAAATCGGTCGTGCAAAGGGATGGCCAGATCCCTGCGAAGCATCACCTGCTGCTGCTCGAATCGCTCGACCGGGTCTCCAGCGGTGACATCGACCGGCTGATGGTTCTGATGCCGCCGGGTTCGGCGAAATCAACCTACGCGTCCCTGCTGTTCCCAGCCTGGTGGTTTACTCAACACCCTGTCAGCTCGGTTGTAGCTACGTCGCACACGACAAGCCTGGCGGAACATTTCGGACGGCAAGTGCGCGAATTGGTGCGCGAGTACCGCGACCAGCTTGGCTATCACCTGAACGCCAGCCGCCAAGCCGCCGGGCACTGGCAAACCAGCGAGAGAGGCGAATATTTCGCCACGGGCATTCGCGGGCCACTGATCGGGCGGCGCGCGGACCTGGTGATTATCGATGATCCGGTGAAGTCAGAGGCCGAAGCAGACAGTCACCTGCTCCGCGAACGGGTCTGGTCGTGGTACAGATTCGACCTGACCACGCGGCTCAAGCCACGCGCACGGGTCGTCCTGATCATGACACGTTGGCATATGGACGACCTCGCCGGACGCCTGCTCGCGCAGAATTCCGCTGAATGGGAAGTGATCCGGCTACCCGCCTTGGCCGAGGACAATGATCCGCTAGGACGAGCACCGGGCACCGCGCTGTGGCCAGAATGGGAAGATGAAGCCGCGCTGCAGCGCAAGCGTGAGACGATCGGGGAACGCGCCTGGGCAGCTCTCTTCCAACAATCGCCCAAACCCATTGTCGGAAGTCTGTTCAGAACCGATGTCATCGACATTCTGGATAACGCCCCGCTGCGGTGCAGCGGCCCAGTGGTGCGCGGCTGGGATCTCGCCGCGAGCGCCGAACTGGGCGGCCATGACCCGGACTGGACCGCGGGCGTGAAGCTGACGCGGGACGATCGAGGCCGGTTCATAGTACTGGACGTCGTGCGCATGCGGGGTACGCCACATCAGGTTGAGGAGGCAATCGGCGAGGCCGCACGTTTCGACGGCAGAGAGGTTACGATTGGGTTGCCGCAGGACCCCGGCCAGGCGGGCAAGCACCAAGCCAGCTATCTCACGCGCCAGCTCGCAGGCTATCGTATAGACACGTCGCGAGAAACCGGCTCCAAGCTCACGCGCGCCGTCCCTGTCTCATCCCAGGTCGAGGCAGGCAACTTCGCAATAGTTCGCGCCGGCTGGAATCACGCTTTCCTGGAGGAACTGCGGGACTTCCCGTTCGGTCACAAGGACGACCAGGTCGATGCTTTATCGCGCGCGTTCACGGTGCTGACCGAGAATGGCCAACCGGCGCGCCTTATCACACTCCCCGTCCTGATGCGCTAGAGCGGACAGAAAGTCACCGCAAACACATGTTTGATACGATCTGTCGCCTGATCCCAGTGGATCCGCTGTACCCTGGACGGGCACGCACGCTGGACATCCTGAAGCGGGTGCTCGACGGCAGGCTGTACGACGTGCTTCCCTATGAGTTCCACGAGGAACGCGGTGCCGGCGGTGAATACATCCCGCTGCGCAACCGGCGGCCTAGTGTTCGCTATGCGCTCTGCCGCGTCATCGTAGAGGACAGCGTATCGCTGCTGTTCAGTGAGGGTCACTTTCCCACAATCGACTGCGCGGACCGCACTATCCGCGCGACATTTGCCGACCTCGTCAAGGAGTCTCGCCTCAACCTGACGATGACGGAAGCAGCGATCCGAGGTGCCATTGGTTCGGCAGCCATTCTGATGCGCGTGCTTCGAGGACGCGTTTTCTTCGACGTGCTCGACACGACCCACCTGACGCCACACTGGGAGCCGGAGGAGCCGGACAAGCTGCTGCGAGTGACAGAGAAATACAAGGTTCCGGGTAAGCTTCTTGCATCCAACGGCTACGAAGTCGACGACACCAGCATCGACTACTGGTTTACGCGCGAGTGGGACGCCGAGAACGAGACGTGGTTCATGCCACAACCCTCAGACAGCGCAGCCAGCGTGCAGGTTGACCAGGCAAGGAGTGTGCAGCACAGCCTGGGATTTGTACCAATAGTATGGATCCGCAACCTTCCCGGCCCGTCCTCGACGGGTGATCCGGCGGACGGTGCCTGCACGTTCCGCGCCGCAATCGAGACGCAGATTGAAATAGACTACCAACTGAGCCAGGCTGGCCGTGGCCTGAAGTACAGCAGCGATCCTACGCTGTTAATCAAGGAACCGGCCACTACCGATAGCGATATCGTCAAAGGCGCCGGCAACGCGCTCGTCGTCAGCGAAAAGGGTGATGCCCGGTTGCTGGAAATCGGCGGTACTGCCGCCGCCGCCGTTATCGAGTACGTGCGAACGCTTCGGGAGCTGGCGCTGGAGAGCGTTCACGGCAATCGCGCCAGCGCCGACCGGCTCACTGCCGCGCAATCCGGCCGTGCGCTGGAACTGATGAACCAGGGATTGGTGTGGCTCGCTGACAACCTCCGGGTCAGCTACGGGGAAGGTGCATTGCTTTCGCTTGCACGGATGGTTTTGCAAGCCTCGCAGGTTTACCGCCTGCAGGTGATGGGCAGGGAAGTTGACGCAATGGACCCGCTCGTGCGGTTGTCATTGAAGTGGCCGCACTGGTATCCGACCACGGCCGATGATCGTCAGAAGGACGCGCAGACACTCAGCACATTGGCCAGTGCAGGCCAGATCAGCCGCGAGACAGCCGTAAAGGCCATCGCGGATACCTACGACATCGAAGATATTCCCGCCGAACTCAGCCGAATCATCGGCGAACTCCGGACAGACGAAAGCGAGTGATGTCAGAACACGAGAAGCCGGACGCGCCGGAAACCGATCCGGCCGCCGAACTGCGCGCGCATGCGGAACTGCTCGAACGCCGGCTTGCCGATGCCGAGAACGAGGCACGGGCACGCATCGTACGTGCTGAGCTGAAGGTGGAAGCCGTGCGTGCCGGCATCGTCGACCTCGACGGGCTGAAGCTGCTCGATACAGCGGCCATACAGATCGGCCCGGACGGCGAGGTAAAAAATGCGGCCGAACTCATCGCGCAGTTCAGGCGCGCAAAGCCGTGGCTGTTCGGGGGCAGCTCTTCGTCGAGTTCGGCCAATGCGCCGCCCGCACAGCAGCCGCGCCTGAAACTGGCAAAGGAAATGACCGATGCCGAATATCGAGCCGCCCGCGCGGCAATACTGAAGCACCAATTGTAAAGGGCATTCCGAATGGGCATTCAGAACTTCCCGACTGCCTTGCAGCCTATCATTCAGCAAGGCTTCCTGGAGCGCGAATTCCAGCAAGCATTGACCTCCCGGCTGGGTTATCGCGCCTGTGCAGATCGGGTAAAGATCTCGGTAGGCATCGGCGAAACTCTCACCAGGACTCGCGCGGGCCTGAAGCCCAGTGTCACCACCCCGATAGTGCCAAGCAGCAACACCAACTTCGATAACGGGCTCACGCCTACCGGGTGGGGCGTCGAGCAATACACGATTTCGATCAATCATTACGCCGCGACCACGGACCTGAACATGGTCACGAGCCGGGTCGGCATCGCATCGCAGTTCCTGCAAAACGCCTACGTGAACGGCGAACAGGCCGCCCGCAGCCTGGACGAACTTGCGCGGAACGCCTTGTTCAACTCCTATTTCGGCGGCAACACGCGCGTCCGTACTACACTCGGCAGTTCAGGGACGGCGGTTTCGGTCGACGACATCCGCGGTTTTCAGAACGCCTTCATAAACGGTATCCAGCAGTTCGTTGGCGTGTCCAATCCGCTGACTGTAACGGTCGGAGCCAACGCGTACACTCTGGTCGGGGTCGCCGCCGATATCACCAATGTATCGACTGCGCCCAATGGTGTGTCGGGCGTCCTGACATTCTCCGGTAACGTCACCGTCGCCGATGGAACCGCCGGCAATGCCGTCACAGCGGCCAATGCCGCGGTGATTGTTCGCCCATCGCAGCGGGCAACGACCGCGGGTTTGACTGCGACCGACATGCTTACAATGTCCTGCCTGCTGGATGCGGTATCGAAGCTGCGCCTGAACGCAGTGCCGGAGATCGATGGGGTCTACAACTGCTATTTGGATCCTGTCTCGGCACGACAACTCTTCGCTGATCCCGACTTCAAGCAATTGTTTCAGGGAGCGACGTCGGCGAATCAGGTCTTCCGACAAGGTATGACCAATGACTTTCTCGGCCTGCGGTTCATCCCGACGACGGAGGCCTTCGTACAGCCACATCCTACGCTGGCAGGTCTCATGGTTCGCCGACCAATCGTTTGTGGCCAAGGTGCTCTTATCGAGGGCGATTTCGCCGGGATGGCCGCCGAGGACGTCGCGCCGCGCGATTCGATCGTCTCTGTCGTCGATGACGTCGCCATGGTCACACGGGAACCGGTCGATCGGCTGCAGCAGATCATCGCCCAGTCGTGGTATTGGATTGGCGGCTTCAGCGCTCCGTCCGATACGACCACCAACCCGGCGACGGTACCGACTGCCACAAACGCGGCCTACAAGCGGGCAGTGATGGTTGAACACATCGGCTGACCTCTATACGGGCGAGAGCAGCACATGGCTATCGGCTCCATCACCCCGTTCCGCCCGACCGGAACGGCATCCCTCAACGCAGGCACCTCGTCGAGTGTTGTCGCTCTCGCTGGAGGAGGCGAATCCGTTGTCGTAACCAATACCAGCAGCTCGCTCGCCTATGTTCGGTTTGGAGCTGACCCGTCGGTGTCGGCGACGAACTCCGATATGCCAGTGCTGGCCAATGCGCGCGTGATGCTGGCGGCGAACAGCCTGGTTACCCACGCTGCCGGCGTTCTTGTCAGCGGGACGGGCGCGGTGCTGTTCACCCGAGGCGACGGATCCTTCCTCTGATGTCGTTCAGCGATCAGGAGAAGACCGACATACGCCGGTTCTGCGGTTATCCCGCGCGTGGAGCGGCGGCCAGCGGCTTCGAAAACTGGCGATTCTTTCAGGCGTACGGAACGCTTGAATTTCGCATGAACAACTTGTCGGCACCGGAAGAGTCGGTTGTGAGACGCTATCTCGGGACTTTGTCGGTGCTCGAGCACGCAGTGCCGCGTGCCGGAGACAATCTGGACACCGACCAGGCAGCAGTCTGGACCCGCAACCGCGACGAACTTCGCGACCGTACAAGACTGTTCGATGACTGGCGATATCGACTGTGCGGGTTTTTCGGCATTCCGCCGGGACCGGCACTGCGCGACAACGGCGTGACACTGATCGTATAATATGGACCCCGCCACGCTGCAGGATCGGATCTATCGTGGACTGAACGCCGCGGCGCGCGCGGTCGGCGCGGACACCGATGCCTATCGTCCATCGGGAGTGGCCGACCCGCTTGCGCCGAAAAATCGATTTCTCCGCCTACGCGCCGCCTTCACTGCGCATGATGGCCGATTTACCCATCCAAACGCGTATGGCGAGGCTCTGTCATTTGGCGTGTTCGATGCGGCTTATACGCGGCCTGGCGATTACCTTGTCCAGGGTCAAGGTGCGTGGTTCATCGCGGCTCAGCAGCGATTACTGCCGGTGCTCTGTGTCCGAACCAACCGCGTCGTCTCGTTCTCCCGTCCCGCGGCTCCGTCCAGTACTGGAGCCAACAGGTATGGTGGCGCCACAACTGCCACCAACGAACCTTTGCTGACAGGATGGCCGGCAAGCGTATTGGGTGTCTCGGGCCGTGGCCATCCGAGCGCGGATCTACCGAACGACACTTCTCTCCCCTACTGGACCGTTCTGCTTCCGGCGATACCGGACGTGGTTCTGCGCCCCTCCGACTTGATGAGTGATGATCTGGGGCGGAATGCGGTGACTGCGGCCGCGGAGTTGACCGAGCTGGGCTGGCGCGTGACCGTGAAACAGGCAACAACCTGATGGCCGATCAATCAGAGGTAGAGCAGGCTTTGGTCAACATTGCCGTCGCGGCGCTTTACCCGAATGGAACCACCCAGCCGAGCGTACCTGGACCGGACTGCCGAATCTACCGCGGGTGGCCGAATCCCGCATCGCTCGATGCGGATCTGAGTGCTGGGATCGTCAACGTCACTGTCTTCCCTGTGAGCGGATCGACACGGACCACGACCAGGTATTCCGAGCAATGGGTCGGTTCAGCCGGGGGACCAACGCTGACCGCGCTAATCAACGACACCACAGTAACTTTCGGCGGCACAGCGGAACCAGGTCAGGTCGCTGGTATCCTCGCCAATGGCAAGGCCTATGCGTATCGGATACGGACTGGCGACAATAGTCAATCGGTCGCTGCCAACCTTGCCAATATGCTCCGCGCCGATTCGATCGTGCAGCTATCCGCGAGCAGCGTGACCGTGGCAGGTGCCCGGCATTTGCTGGCGAGGGTAGTGGCGGACGCGCCAGTGAAGCGGGAGGTTCGGCGCCAGGAACAGGGTTTTCGCGTGACCTGCTGGTGTCCAACCCCGGCAATCCGCGATGCTACTGCGATAACCCTCGACCAGGCTCTAAGTGCGCAATACTTTTTTCCGCTGGGTGATGGTACAAGCGGGCGTCTTACTTACGGCGGTACAACGGAATTCGACCAGTCGCAGAACGCGCGGCTGTACCGGCGCGATCTCACTTACATCGTCGAATACGCGACAGTGCTTTCCGATACTCTTCCAGCGATGCTGTTCGGCGACCTTGTTCTGGACACGGCATCGACAATGGTTTGAACAACTGGGGTAGTCATGCAAGTCCACTTGGTTGTGGTGAGGCCATTCGGGACGCTCGCCCGGGGCGACGTGGTCACTGATGCCGCGCGAATTATGGAAATCCTGAACAGCGAGCACGCGCACGCGGCGGTGCGGGTAGCCGTGCCGGTGGACAAAGGAGCTTGAGCGCAAATGCCAATTGTTCAGCAGGGCAGCATCAACACCACCGCTCTCGTGGTGCCGGACCTCTACGTCCAGATAGTACCGCCGCAGAATCTCGTCCTGAACGGAGTGCCGACCAATGTCGTCGGCATCGTCGGGACAGCATCCTGGGGCCCGGTGGGCCACCCGGTAATCATTGGCACTATGGCGGACTACGCGCAGAACTTCGGGCCGATCATGGCGCGCAAGTACGATATGGGTACGCAGGTCGCAACAGCGGTGCAGCAGGGGGCACAGAATTTCCGCTGCATCAGGGTTTCCGATAATACAGATTCGGCCGCACAGACGGTATTGCCGGGAACTACCGTGACGTTCACGGCGCTATACACCGGATCACTGGGCAATCAGATCTCCGTAACGTTGTCGGTCGGGTCAAGAGAGAACACCTGGCGGCTGACCGTTTCACTACCGGGCCTCCAGCCTGAGGTATACGACAATATCCCCGGGACGGGCAGCACGTTCTGGTCGACACTGGCGCAAGCGGTCAACCAGGGGCAAGGACCCCAACGCGGTCCGTCGCAACTCATTGTTGCCAGCGCCGGGGGAGCCTCGGTCGCTCCCACGGCTTTTTCAACAACCCTGGGCATAACCGCCGCGGGCACCGACGGCGCAACCGACGTTGCGGTATCGGCCCTAGTCGGGCTCGATCTCCCGCCGCGCTCGGGGATGTACGCGCTTCGCGGGCAGGGTTGCGGTATCGCGGTGCTGGCCGACGCAGACGATCCCGAATACTGGACGACGCAAGCCGAGTTCGGTCTCGAGGAAGGCGTCTACATGATCCTGACTGGCCCCGCCGGCGATACGATCCAGAACGCGGTGGCCGTCAAACAGCAGGCTGGGCTGGACAGCTATGCCGCCAAGCTGATGTTTGGTGACTGGCTCTGGTGGTCGGACCAGGTGAACGGGACTATCAGGCTGGTGTCACCGCAAGGATTCACCGCGGGCCGGTTGGCGAATCTATCT